AAAGTGCCCAACGCGTCCGCTGTCCTGCACCAGACGGATTACGACGTCTTCAACGGCTATATTTACCTGGCCTGCGCCGATGACGGCGAAGGCGTTGACGCGAACCCGCACTACTACGCGGTTCCGCCGGTGGATCCGTATGCGGACCCGACCAGCATGGTCAAGACGGAGGGCACGAACCGCGGCTATTTCATTCGCACCTACCAGTCCAAGATTTACGCCGTCAACGACAAGTACCTCCACTTCTCGGCGATCAACAACCCGCTGCTGTGGGAGGCCGAGCTGGCGGGGCCGGTCGACATCACCGCCATGACGGCCGGCACCCCGCTGGTCTGCACGGTCGGCGTCGGCGAGATCGGTAAGTTTCGCAACGGCATGTCGATCATGATCAGCGGCTGCACCGGCCCCATTTACGAGTGGGTCAACGGCCAGAACGTGGTCAGCGGCATCGACACCGGCGCGGGCACCTTCGTCATCAACGGCGACACCACGGGCGCCACGCCGCCCCTGGCCGCGGGCGCGACCGCCGACGCGGTTCCCGCGACCGGACGCGGTTTCATCAACCTGTCGACGCAGGACGCGTCAGGCGAAGTCCTTAAGACGGTGGAGGTCTACTACGACAAGCTCGCCCTGTTCACCACGCAGGCGACCCAGATCTGGGCGATCGACCCGGACCCGGCGCAGAACGCCTTCGAGCAGCTCTTGCGCGGCGCCGGCGCCGTCTCCTCACGCTCGGCGCTGCAATACGGCTCGGGTGACGTGCTTTACCTGGACCCGTCGGGCATTCGCTCGGTGCGGGCGCGCGACAGCTCCAACAGCGCCGCCGTCAGCGACATCGGCTCGCCGATCGACCCGGTCATCCAGGCGCTGCGGGACGCCTATGGTAGCGATTACATCGGCAGGGCCATCTCACTGCTGGAGCCGAGCGTCGGCAGGTTCTGGATGGTCTTTCCAGACCAGGTCATGGTGCTCAGCTATTTTCCGGGGCCGCAGATCACCGCCTGGTCAACCTTCACCCTGCCTTTCCAGGTGACACAGGCCGTTACGTGCAACGGCAAGGTGTTCATCCGCGCCGGCAACACGCTCTACGTCTATGGCGGCAATGACGGCAAAGCCTATGACAATTGCGGCGTCGAAATCCGCATGCCCTACCTCGACGGCAAGAAGCCGGGGCACAAGAAGCAGTTCACCGCGCTCGATGCTACGGTGTCCGGCACCTGGCGCATCGCCATTTCCTACGACTTCAACAACCCGGACGCCGAAGAGACGGTGGCGACGGTCAGCTACCCAACCGGCGGCGGAACCTGGAACTCCGGCTCGCACGAGGTGACCGGCTACGACTCGCACTTCTCCATCCGCCTCTACAACAACGACGCCCTGCCGGCGACGGTTTCCAACGTCGCCATCCACTATGAGCCGGGGGCGTTCGAAGAGTGATCACCATCAACCAGGCCACCGAAGAAGACCTCGCCTATGTCGGCTCATGGCTGTGCGACGACGATCGGCAGGAGCTGGCCTGCACGCGCGACCAGGACGACTACATGTCGCTCGCGCGCGACGCCGGGCAGAGCACCGTCTGCAAGGTGGCGCTGGACGACGGCCTGCCCGTCATGGCCTTCGGCGCCAGGACGATCCCCGCCACGGACGTGGCGCTGGTGTGGGGCTTCAAGACCGTCAAAGCCAGGCCGGCGATTCCCAGCGTGACGAAATACATCAGGAGGATTATGATTCCGGCGCTGCGCAGTCTTGGCGTTCGCCATGGGGTGTGCATCGTCCACCCCGAAAACAAGGCCAGCCAGGATTGGCTGCGACTGCTCGGCTATACGCCGCGCGCCACGAGCCGGGATATTGGCACCCAAGAAGTCATCATCTTCCAGTATGACGACCCGCCGGATGCCTGACACCACCGCCACACGCGAAAAAGACAAGCCGCTGCTAGCGCAGGCGGTTGATCTCTATGACTTCAGGCCGGCGACGCCGGAAGACATACCGGCGATGGTCGAGATGTATCGCGAGTTCTTTGACGAGAGCTACTGGCCAGGACGCGGCATGGTGTACGACCCTGACCGCACGCGGAAGTGGGTCACCGGCGCCATCAACCGCGGCGACATCCCGCACATACTGGCGGTCTTCAAGCAGACCGGCGAGATTGCCGGGAGCGTCTGCTACATGCTCAACCACACCTTCACGACCGAGCCCTTCGCCGAGCTGAACAAGATATATGTTCGCCCCCGCTGGCGCCGATCGGCGGTTGGCCGCGTGCTGATGGTGCTCTGCCTGGAGATCGCCCGCGCCGACGGCGCCGTCTCCTTCAATGCCGGGGTGGCGGCGGGCATGGAGACCTCGGCCAGCCTCACCAACCTCTTGACCAAGCTCGGCTTCGCGCCGGTGCCGGGCGCCTCGTACCTCTACAGGAGACTCTGATCATGTGCGGCAAAGACGACAGCTCTGACGAAATGCTGGCCATGCAGAAGGAGGAGGCCGCCGAGGCGCGCACCAAGGACGAGGAGCGCCGCGCGCGCATCGACAAGGCCGTCAAGGAAGTCCAGGAAATCTACAAGGGCAAGGAGATAATGGCGCCAACCACGGCGGCCTATGACTGGTCGACGTTCGTGGCCCCGGCATCCGGTAGCGAACTGGCGTTTGGCGGCAGCCCGGAAGCGCAGGGCGTCCCCGAGGGCTACACCTACGGCACCAAGAATGTAACGACAGGGGGCACGGCCGGGACCAAGAGCGCCGGCAAGGTCATGTCTGATCCCAATGGCGACGGCTACATCGTGACCGACGCCAACGGGCAGAATAGCCAACGGTATGACAGCTACTCCGAGGCGTCAGCCGCGGCACAAGGCATGACCGGTGGGACCAGCGGCGGGACCACTACCCAGAAGGGCTTCTACGACGCCGCCGGCAACTTCTACCCCGAGGGTACGGCCTTCGATGTCACCACCCAGACCGGCACCGGCAAGTTCGAAGGCGGCTTCGGCGACGAGTTTTACAATGATTACCGCAACGCCATGACCGGCTATTACCTGCCGCAGGTGCAGGACAAATACAAAGAGGCATCCGACGAGACCACTTACGCCCTGGCGCGCGCCGGCACGCTCAACTCCTCTGCCGCGATCGACGAGGTCGCGGAACTCCTGAAGCAGAAAGAGGACCAAGAGGCCAAGGTCTATATGGCCGCCGACCAGGCGGTCGGCGAGAAGAAATCCGAGATCAGCCAGGAGATGGCTAACGCTATCAACATGGTCAACTCCGTCGAAGACCCGGAAGTCGCGGTCTCCACGGCGCTGGACCGGGCCGAGAACATCACCTCGGAACCGGTTGATCTGAGCCCGCTCGGCGACATCTTCAAGGTGGCGACGATCGGCGCGGCCAAATACTACGAAGGCGCCCAGGCCAAGAAAACCCGCGACGCGTTTGGCACCCAGCCGGGCGGCTACTACGTCACGACATAAGGATCGAAAGCATGTGCGATGCCGTGAGTCTATCCATCGCCAGCACGATCGCCGGCGTCGCCGGCACGGCGGCGAACTCGATCGGCCAGATGAATGCCGCCAAGAAGCAGCGCGAGGCGGTGGCCACCTGGCAGGCGGAGCAGAAGCAGTACCGCGCCCTTGAGGAGCAGCGGCAGTCGCAGATGCGCGCCGACGCCGAGGCCGCGCGCGTCAAGGGCCTGGAGCAGCTGACGCCGGAGGCGCAGACCGAGGCCGTCACCGCCGAGGGCGAGCGCCTGGGCGACTACCTGAACGACGGCGAGACGGCGGACGCGCCGCAGGCGGTCGCCGACCAAGCGATGCTGTCGGGGCAGCAGTTTGGCACGGGCAGCTTCCAGGAGGAGCTGGCCAGGAAGATCTCCGAGACGCTCGGCGAATCCCGCGAGCGCATCGACGCCCTCGCGCAGGCGCAGGCTTACGGCGGCAGCGCTGACGGCCTGTCTCGACGCAGCGCCGACATCCAGAACGAGGCCGCGCAGGGCATCGACATGCAGAACTGGCTGCGGAAGAGCTCCATGGGAGCCTACGGCGCCGAGCAGGCGGTGCGACCGCTGGAGGTCACCTACAACCCGCAGCCGCTGGCCGACCTCTTCGCCAGCCTGACCAGCGTCGGCGGCTACACCGCGGGCCAGGGCGGCCTCGGGGCGGGCGGCGTGAGCCTGCCGGTGACCACCACCGCGATCCCGACGGCGAAGCCGACCGTCGCGCTGCCGAACACCATGACCGCGCCGACCTTCAGAATCTTATAGGGAGTTACGCCAGTGGCAGTCCTGGGTCTTTTATGCGACAGGAGGACATGGCTATCATGGAGCTATGTCATGCCTGCGCTGATCGACCTGACAGGGAAGAAATTCAATCGCCTGACCGTGCTGGGCCAGCATGGTCACAAGTGGGCGTCCAAGGTCGCCTGGCTCTGCCGCT